AGAAAAAAATCCTAAGTATAAGTAATAGAATGAATCCATACTTCGAAGCAACTTTAAGAAATTTAGGCGTCTTTATTTCGGTATTTTTTACGATACGATGGGCGGAAAAATCCGTTGTTCCAGTGTATGACGTACCCCTAAATATAATAACTATTGTTATAGCTATACTCTTAAACTATAGTGGACCATTGAAATTAAATAATTAAAGAAAAACCGCGTTATATAATAAGTATGAGTACGTGCACAGTATGTTGCGATAAGTACAATAAAACACAACGCAAAAAAGTTACGTGTCCTCACTGTAATTACGACGCGTGTAAAACGTGTATCCAAACATATTTATTATCAACTACTGAAGAACCACATTGTATGAAATGTAAACATGAACACGATCGCGAGTTTATAGATTCGTTTTGTACAAAACGATTTAGAAACGTAGAGTATAGAAAACATCGGGAACAAATTTTATACGAACGTGAAATGGCGCGAATGCCAGAAACTCAACCATACGCGGAGTATAGAATAAAAATGAAAGAACTTAGATTACGGTATTTTGAACTTTTAGATCAAATGTTTCTTATGAGAGACATGCGTAGAGAAGCGCTAAATATGCGTAATTCTATAGTGGATTATGATACTGCTCTAGATAATATGCGTATAGAAATAGAGACAATCGTGCATCAAGTAAATACACTTGAACTAAATATAACTTCAAATGGAAATGAAAAATTTACATGTAAGTGTCCACACGAAGAGTGTAGAGGTTTTTTAGATACGGATATGAAATGTGGGTTATGTGTTCAACAGTTTTGTGAACATTGTAATGAAGTTATTATAGATTCGGATCATGTTTGTGATCCCGAAACGGTTGAAACTATGAAACTTATAAACAAAGATACTAAACCGTGTCCTAAATGTGGTACAATGATACATAAAATAGATGGATGTGCACAAATGTGGTGTACAGAGTGTCATACCGCATTTGATTGGCGTTCGGGGCGTATAGAAACCGGTCGTGTACATAACCCTCATTACTTTGAATTCAAGAAACGTTCGAGGGAACATGGGGATATACCATGCGGTGGACGACCCACGTTTGCAGAACTAGAAGAAAATGAAGCGAATGTAAATATATTAGACTTGAGTTATAAGCTTTCTCTATTGGATAGAGATATTATATACAGATACGATGGAATAGGTGACGACGATAATTTACGTTTACGTGTAGACTATTTATTAAAAATTATATCTGACGAAGAATTTAAAAAGGAACTTCAGAGACGTGATAAACATAAATGTAAATTAGAAGATATACGGAATATATACGGAATGTTTACCGATACGTGTGGTGATTTACTTCGCCAATGGGTAATTGATCCAACTAAAACTAAAGACATAATGCGCACCGTTCACGCATTAGCTGATTATTCAAATAGAGTTATAACAAAAATACGAAATAGGTACAATTGTTCGATACCCTATTATATATTTTTACGGGCACTTTAAGAATAGACTCGTTTACATCATAAATGAAATTAATCGAATTAGCTTCGGCGGTTACATCACTTTTTCCATTTATGATTTTAGAGAATCTTGGTAGTATATCGAGTGTATTTTACCATGTACATAGAAATGAATCTACGTATAAACTTGTTTATATATCGAGGCATTTAGATCTTTTGAGATTGGGATACGTATTAAAAGGTGATTTCGATTATATGGAACTTGTTTTTAATTTTTTATCCATGGTTATCATTTATAAATCGACTATTCATGATAAAAGATACTTAGATATAAACTTGATCATAAGTGTAATTAAAAGTACATTTGGTATACCTAAATTACAATATATCATTTCCGTTTACTTCTGGATGATAGCATTTATTATTCATTATGATACTATATATGGAAAATATACAGATATAATAGTAAATTTACTCTTGTGTCCACCCCAATATTTATTGAAAAATAATATTCTTAACGTATAATAGAAAATGAATAAAGTTATCTTATTTGTATCGTTTTTACTTATTATATGGTTTTTCATACCCATATATGAAAACCCCAGAGTATTAAAAAATGTATTAAGTAAAGATGAATGTAAACATATACAAGATATTGCATCTAAAAAATTGAATACCTCTACGGTATCTATGGATCGTGATATAGATGAAAAAGTGCGTAAAAGTGAAACGGCGTGGTTAAAAGCATCAGAAGATCCCGTTGTTGATAAACTCATACGTAAGTGTGTATCAATGACGGATCGACCTTTACATAATTGTGAAGATTTACAGGTTCTTAAATATAAACCAGGTGGTTTTTATAAACCACATCAAGATACGTTTCCCGACGATAAAAATAAACGTATGTATACATTCATAATTGCCTTGAATGACGAGTATGAAGGTGGTGAAACAGAATTTCCAAATATAAATAAGCGGTACCGTTTGGAAAAGGGTGACGCTTTGTTCTTTAATACATTAAACAATTACGAATGTATTACCAAAAAAGCGTTACACGGTGGCGCACCCGTAAAATCGGGTGAAAAATGGGTGTGTAATTTATGGATTAGGAAATACAGATATTAATTGACTTATATAATAATCGCGTCGATCGAATGCTAGATGTACAGCTGTACACATATTTAAAATACTGTATACGAAATAATACCCAATATATTCGAAATACAAATTATATGACGCCAAGGTAAAACACGCCGAAAGATAAAATGTATGTATTTTTAAAATATCAATCTTATTTTCTAAGACTGAAACGTATGATATTGCAGACATAAACGTATCCATGAGTGATTGATAATCATCCGATACCATAATAGTATACATTATTGTCGTAAAAAGCATAATAAAGTGTATACATTTATACACACTACGTATTTGAACACTTCTTATATCTATATTTCTCCTATGAATTTGTTCCGGTTCGGGTTCTGGTAGTGGTAATGGTGGAGGTCTTTCAGCCGTATTATCTATACCTATCACGGGTATATCATCCGGGTTTATAACGACGTTATAATATTCATTCGTCGTCATCTCCTCTGCTTTTATTGAATAGTATTTTTAAACCAATTTTTGTAATGATGGTACATTTCACTAATTTAATAATCGTACGAAAACACTTTTCACTCCGTTCACGCGCATTAATTTTTCTTATTTTATGTAAATTATTGCACATCTCGATATAATCACCATCCCGTATTTTATGTTTATTATCATCAATTATATTTAAAATGCGTCTCAGGTACTTTTCCATATAGTATACTTTATATAATTAATTAGTTTTACTCGAAGACGTCAAAAACGCTCCAGTTTCATCAATGACGAGTTCACCTCTATCCGCTAACATGCGTCTATTCACCATGTGTTGTTCCTTAACATCATCCTTATTTTGTCCGACGTAAGGGACCGCATACCCGTTATCACACATCCATTTATTCACGTTCGTCCAGATACCATCTTCAAATACCCACAATTCACCGAGTGCGCGTCCGTATTTACCTACCGAGTCGCGTTCTTGGCACCGCAATTCAATTTCACAATCGTCCTTATCGGATTCAACCGCTTTCGTCACCCAGTTCAAGATCTTCTTCTTCGCATGTTTCCCATAAATCTTTTCGGTCAAATCACGCGTTCGCGATTCTTCGGTATCGATACCGAGCAATCGTACGCGTTGGCGGATGAGTACATCGAACCCCAAATCGATAAGAACGTCAACGGTATCACCGTCAACGACTTTCGAACACGAGTCGATTTTATATTTAAATTCACAGGGTTTTTGGTCGTAGGTAGTCATTATAGTTTATAAAGTTTACTTATTTAATCTTTAACCAAGAATATGATGACACTCCCAACACAGTGTTGCCACGGGGTATTGTTTATGTAATTCTATAAATTTTCTAAGAATCATATGTGTTTGATATCCTTCTTCAGTTCGTGATTCCGAGACGGCCATTTTTAAAATTTCGGGTCGAGATTTGATAGTATGTGCATGTGTTAAAATACATTTTTTACCTCCACTTTGTAATTCATTTTTCTTAGCACCACACCCCAAACACGAGGGCGCACTTCTAAAAAAGTTTTTTACTAAATTGGCGGCATTCGCTTTCGAATAGTGTATTATATTCTCTTCCGGTGTATCCCTTGGAATTGTAATACTGTATTTCTCGCTCATATTTTGAATTCTTGTTTTTTGTAATTTACAATCTATAAAGTTAATCGAATCCTTTTTCAATTTTCGAAACATACCCGAATTTGTATCGTGTAGATTTTTAATGTTATCATTTATGTACATATCCGATACAAGTTCACATAAATCATCCATTATTTCATCGTTATTTTCTTTATTAATTTTCAAACATTTTGTTTTTTCATCGCGCTCAAATTTATCACCCGTCGTTAGAAATCTATATACCTCAATCATGGATCGAAATCGCTTACCTTCCGGTGAAAAGTAATAGTTATCGGTCATACCCATGGATTTACCCGATTTTCGAGTTTCTATTTTGACATACCATTCATCGTTTATTTCTTGTCCCTTACTTTTTAGATATTTCTTAAGACTATTCAGAGCCGACATACCACACTAGTCTATAAATCACGTATCCTTTTAAGTTCATCACATATTTTCAAATAATCACCTTCGGGTAAATTTTCCGAGTTTTTATCTATAAGTTCCATAACAATTCTTGAAACATTTCGTAATGTTACATCTCTATCGTACGTAGGTTCTGGTAATAACGGTGGTCGACATAACCAATCCGTTCCCGTAATCGCTCCGTCGTAATTGTATATTTCGCGAATGTGTGTTAGGAAATCCCGTAACCGTGTGTAATAAGTGGTGGGTGAGCAGACAGAGTCGTGTCTAAAAATATAATCTTTAATGACGAGTACATTTTGAGTATCACTCCACAATCCCTTATTGTAATTAAACATGGATATTGGTCTGATAGTACCATCCTCGGGCGTTGGTAACGTATCGTTACGGTTAAGGTACGATGCATTATAATTAAACGAAAATATAGGGGACGCGTACGCTTCTATACTTTGAACAGGACCCTGCCCACGATCGTTTTCGTATATTACCTTGATAAGTATTTGTTGAATACCTTCACACGGGTTAGGTATAGTTGACCGTATACTACTATTAACGAAAGGTGTTGACGGCATTTATATATACTTACATTTATTCCTTATCCGGTTTTATAAGAATTTCGGGTGCGTCATCGACTATATCAATGACGTATCTACTTTCATTATCTGTAGGAGATACCGTTACTATTCGACATTTATCGGTACTGATCATGGTTTGATCTGAAACTTTAGTTACTGGTATTGTGATGGGTC